CAAGAAAATCATCAGTCATTACGACATCTCTACTGAACATCCTTCTATTTGCCACTTGTTCCTCCTTTTCTTTTGTGTTATAATCAAGTAAATTGTTTTGATGAACGTTGCACCTTTTGGAGTTTTCCAAGGGTGCTTTTTTTAATGCCTACCCTCCCACCACTTCATGTTCTGTTACTTCGCCAAGAAGTCTAGGAGTGCTTTGATGCCATCTTTCATGGATTCTTCACGCTCCGTGCGTTCAAAGCCCGAGCCGTCAAGCTTAGTTACGTTGTATTCAGCTTCTACGATAAGCACTTCGCAGCCAAACGCTTCGGCAAGTTTATCAAGTTCGGTTTTTTGTTCTTCATACGAATCGAACGGTAAAATTAGTGCACCTCTTAACTCAGTAGTAAAACCCGCTTCAAATGCTAAGCTACCTCTGTCTTTGTATTTTCCAAGAAATCTATCTTTTTCTGCGCTGTAAAATACGACTAGTTTATTGTTTTCTTTCATGATTATTCTTCCTCACCTTCGTTGTACTTCTTGAAGCTCAATGCCAAACTTGCGATACCTGCAGCGATAACTACAAGGCCAAGAGTTGACATGATGCCCTCTTTTTCGCCAGTGTTTGGCAAGACACCACCGTAAACCGTTGTATTTGCCACCTCTTTTGGCTCAGAATCGAGTTTATAAGAGACTGTGGTGGTAGATTGTGCCACTTTGCCATTAGAACGCTCTACGCTCGTTTTAGGGGCTTTTTCTGGCGTGCTAGGTTTTTCTGGTGTTGGTTTAGTTGGTTCCTCTGGGATTTCTAGTTCTGGCAAGTCCAAGATAGGTGCATCATTTGGAACGACTCCGCCCTCGAATGGTGGCAACTCACGTACTTCTGGAATGCCCGGAATACCACCTTGGAATTCTGGCTTGTCGTGCACTGGTGCTTCATTCGGTACTGTGCCGATAGGCTCAGTGTACTCTGGCAATTCTCGAACCTCTGGGATTCCCGGAATGCCACCCTCGAATTCTGGGATGTCAACTTTAGGCGCATCATGCGGAATTTCAAACGTTGGTTCTGGTTTGTTTTCGCCAGACGCATCACCACGTCCGCCAACCAATTGGACCTTAGATGTTGAGATAGCCCCAGCATCTACCGCTACCAATGTAGCCTTGTTAGTCGGATTAGTTGAATCTTTAACCGCTGATTTCAAGCGAGTTTGATAGTCGATGTACATAATGCGGTTAAATTCTTTAAATTTGGCATTGAACCCGTCTGCTCGGACGTTCCATGATTCCAAGTAATCCTTGGCAGCATGGTCAATACCAGTCCACTTGATAGGGTCTTCGACAAAGTAGATATTCTGTGAGCCATCTACGAACTCTTGATTATCTGACCAGGTATCTTGCAATTTTGCATAGTTCAAGACCTGACGAGCAGTGTTCAGACGCAATGTCCAATTGATGATTTGAGGGTTATCTTTATTTTGACTGCCCCACTTAGAGAGAAGTTCATCTGTTGGAAGTGGGCCTTCCTCTGCGATTTCAAAGGTCTTAACAGTGCCGTCGAAATTCACTGTCACTGGTTTACCCGGTTCAACGACATCAAGCCATTTAGCGTCGAATTTCAAAGACATCTTTTTATTCAATGGGTGCTCAGTGAAGTAATTATTAAATGTCGTTGTGATCACTCGTGTTTGAGCATCCGCGTTTGCTTTACCAACGATATTCTCGTTGTTGTAAACATCGAAATCGAATGATGTTTGAAGTCCGATTTCTTTAGGTAGCTCAGTTACTACTTTGTCACCTTCGTTAATTGCCATATCGTCTGGAAACTCAATATCTTTATATTCCACTTCAAACGGGCTGTACTTCCCAGTGCCATTAGGGAAATCCACTTGCACGTCAGGGTTTGTCACTGTGATAGTGTCGCCCTCTTTGACGAAACTTGTAGGCGCTGCCGGTGTTTCAGCTACTGGTTGAGCTGCTTCTGTAGTTGTTGCTGGTGCTTCTGTAGCAACCGCTGGTGTTTCGACTGGTGCCACTGTTTCGCTAGGTGTCACAGTGATATTCCCAGAATTGTCCGCTGTGTACACATTAGACACCGCTGGTTGAGTGTCTGCCACTGGTTGAGTAGTTTCGTCTGCTGATACTGATCCTGCACCGATAAGCAATGCTGTAGCAAGTGCGAGCGTGCCACACAAGCCATAGGCTTTGCTTTTAGTGAAAGATGGTTTTGCAATTGTTTGTGAAATCATGGTATAATCTCCTTAGATGTTATTTCTAGCACAGGCCCTTACCTGTGCTTTTTTAGTGCTTCAATCCGCACCCATCGCCCACCGTTTCATGTTTTTTCAATGTTTTATTAGACTTATGAATGGGAAA